TTCATAATTAATTCCTTATGTGTAGAGGAACAATTTCGCGACATCTTAACATTTTAATAAATAGTTCAATCGATAGCTTCGATTTCAATGGATACAGGATACTCGTCATTAATAACGTTTGGTTGTGTGCCATCCAGATGAATATCGAATCCCTGCTTATTTGTTTCGCTAAATGTATTATCAGGAAGATTTCCAGCATTAGTAATAAATACTGGCTCGAAGTTTTTATTCTTCGCCGTTGAGTTTGATACACTTGTTGCGGTGGTGCCGCTTATTGTCGTGGCGGTGCTGGTAGTGACAGAAGGAACTGAATCCGTGCGGGTGGTGATGCCACCGTTAGCTCCATTTGGAATGTTAACAATATATTGCTGCTGAGCGGTACTCGACAATCCGCAGCGCGTAGTAACCTTGTATCGATGGAATGGAGGCAACCCAACAACAGATACTACAGAGTTCTGCCCCTTAAACAGGGTACCTTCCAGCTTACACTTCAATCCGGCTGTAGAGATTATTGACTCACCAGGGAGAGTTGGATGCGGCGTAGCCACACCAGCAACTGCCTCTGCAAGCGCCAGCCACGGACGGATCGTTAATTGCGTAACTCCAGAAGTTAATCCAAGACCAGCCCGGTGCTTGTAATTTTTACAATTCAGCTTAATGTAGCCTGTCAGACCAGCCTTCCTCACAAGACGGCATGGTTGAGAGCTTGATGTAATTGGGCTTGCGGCAAAACCGTCGTATCGGAAGTTGGCAAAACCATCAACGCGCGCTTTATCAGCTGCATAAAGTGCCGTGCTGTTACCGCCGACCTCCCACCACCCCATCATGTCGATATCGCAGTTATACAGATTATCTGCGCGTGAGCCGTCACCGACATAGATGCCATATGACGCCGCAGTGATTCCGTGCTGGAAGCCAAAGTTGGAAATGCTGGCACCGTAAAAAGACAGCGTCTGATCGTCAGTAGATGCAGGGTTTGAGTGGAACCAGATCCCACGCTGTGACGTCCTGACGACGACATTATCTACCCTGAAAAGCTCAGTCCACCCCTTGTCGTTGTATATATCTATTGCTGTTCCAGTCGTGTAATCTCGAATGACGGAATCAAAAAAAGATCCGCAGGCGAAATCGGAAAACCGGACGAAAGCAGTAGCCAGCGCATTCCCCACTGCCGTGAAATTTTTAAGAATGACTCTATTAAACAGGCTCTGTGCCTGTGTTGCCCGCTTAAACGTCAGGGCGACATTCGCACCGGTATGGGTAATTACTGGAGTGCTACCCTTCGTTCCCATGCCAGGGCCTTCAATGATAAGCCCGTTTGTTGAGTTAATGAACTCCAGCCCACCAACTAACGTATACCCGGCAGGCCCCAGTGACGGGGTTGAGAAGTAACCAATGGAGTTCTTAATGCAATAGTTAATTGCACTGGTCCAGATGTCGTCAAGAGCAGCACCATCATAAAGACCGAACTCTGTCGCGCAGACTTTGCCGGGGTTTTTTGGGATGCGTTGCCAGTAGTACTCAGATTGACCTGTCGGCACGCATATATAACCACCATCATCCTCAGCTGAGCCTCGCCTTGAAATAAATTCTCCGCCACCAACCGGACCGTGAGACATTGCGGCCCACCCGACGGGATGAGCACGCAATAAAATACTTTGCCCTTCATATGAAGGAACAACAGAGCGCAGAGCAGTAAATGATGATACCTGCCCCACCAAAGCAAAGCCTTCGCCTGAACCCAGGTTTGAGCGAAGAGCCGCGTCACCGATGTTCGACCATTTCCCTGTGGGGTTTGCAGCCGACCACACACCGCCATCGTTCTCAGGAGAATCTCCGGCAATGACGTGTTCAAGCTCACCAAGGTATTTGTACCAGGAGCCATTGTAGTAGACGATCTGCTGGCGATTATCTACAGCCAGACCAACAGCCCAGTTGCCAAGCTCCTGCCAGCCGATAGCTGCAACTGCCTGCTCGCCGCGACCAGTGATGTAATCTATAAAGCGGCTGAAGATCATCTCCATGCCGTGCCAGGTTTTGCGAAGCACACCTAACCGGTCCTCTAACTCCTCTTTTGTCCTGTCGTTAACGAATTTATCCACGTTTTCAGCGTTATCGTACAGGTCCTTTACGGCGGCGGAACCTAAAGGATTTTTCGTTTTATATGTGCTCATAGTCGCCCTATAACAAAAAAACCCGCCGAAGCGGGTTGTTGAGAGTTATTTCTGTTTTATGCAATGTCGCCGGGATAACTGGCGTTGTCGTAGTCGTAGAAGGATGCGCGGTACTCTTTGGCGGTAACCTGACACGTCCCGTCTGATTGTGGGGCAATCTCCTCAACAATGGCGTCATAGACATGACGCGTTGAGCCGCAGAACACCAGGCGGACTGGCTCAATGGCTGGTGAAGTCTGGTCAATCTTCAATGGGTCATCAAAATCACTCAGATGGGGAACGGACAACTGATAATCCCCCACTCTGCTCGCCACCATCAGACCGGATGCAGAGCCATCCTGATAGCGGATCAGCGCACGGGGGTTTTCGAAAGACCAGTCCAGAGGCTCCGTAACGGTGAAGGTTGTCACGCCACCAGCCGTTGTCATCGCCTCCACCAGACAGGAAATCGTGTTGTTCCCCGGAATATCATCCGTGAGCACGATGCGATCGCCTGTGTTGTAGCAGAGCGCATCCAGCTCGGTGGTGGTCTGGTATGTAACCCGCTGCTGAAGATACTTCATCAGGCGACGCATGCCGATCTGGTAGGCGTGATCCTGATTGAGCACCCCATCGAGTTTGTAGTTCTCGATTTTCACCGGCGTGGGATTATCGGGTGTCCGACATTTAACAGTCTCCTCTGCCCAGGTGACGCCGTTGATGTACGTCACGTCGACACCATCAAAATCATCGTCGGACGGCACGGTAAATCCGCTCTGCAGCTCCTCCACCATCTCATGCGGCGTTATGATCCCCGTCCAGGGCTTAATCCCCTCGCGGTTGACCGTCGCAAGGCCATCGCTTAACAGGAAGCGGGATTTCCCGGCACTGGCTATCATCTGCAGCATTTCCAGCGCCGAGATACTGTCTCCGGTGGCGAAATCGAAATTTTCGCCCCGCGGCGTCCAGTACGCGGACTCCAGCGCGGTGATGGTATCAACGTCCATCTCCAGCCCCAGCGAGTTACCGACATGCAGCAGCGCCCCCGAAATGGTTCTGGCCGTTCCTGAGTCATAGGACCGCGTTGCCACAACGTTTACGCGGCGGTCTGACTGCGCCGCCAGCTTCCCGCCCGTCTCAACGGTCACCGCCATCAGCGACACATCGGGATAGGATGAAGGACGTGTAAGCAGCCGCCCGCGCAGTGCCTGCCAGTACATACTGTCTCGCGCGTTGTTTGAGCCCTGCTCATTGCGCCGACGGCAGCGAACTTCCACCAGCCCCGGAGAACTGAGGGTGATCCGCTCAGTGAAACCTAACCCGTTGATGTTTTTCAGCGCGTACTCTCCCTGGTGACTCACCCACCCCGATCCAGAACCGTAGACGCGATACTGTATCTCCCACTCAACATGGCGAATGCGTTTTTTCCCCTTACTGTCAAAGCCGCAGATACCGTTCGGGAAGGAGAAATTCACCTCGAACATATCGACGGTCTCATTTTCAGGGCAAACCAGGAACGGCCCCAGCCAGCTCAACGTGTCGTTAAGACCAGTGGCCTCATAGTCGATCATCGTCCGGGCGGTGAATCCCGGCCATGACTCATCAACGGCACCATTAACCAGGCGCGCCACCGTCGCCGTTGTGCCGTCGGTCGAGACAATGCGGTACTCATTCCCGCGGTGAGCAAGTGAAAGCCGTTGCACCCCCTCCGGCATGCCGGAAAAGGCTGTTCCCGTGGCGCTGTTATAGGCAAGCGTCACATTCGCCGTTACCGCCGGGCTGCCGCCGGTTGATGCCGTGCCGGAGGTGTAAACCGGGGCATCACCGAAAACAGCTGCAGGCAGTGAAGAAGACGTGATCGCCCCACCCGCGAACGGACTGGCCGCCTCGGTTATTAGTACGGTGCCGCCGTTGTCCTGCGCAACCAGGCCGGAGCCAGTGAGCCCCTCGGTAATAGCCGCCAGCAGTCCCGACATCGAGATATAGTTCGCTACCAGCGACACCGTATAGGTGGTACCCTGCCATGTGATCATGAACGTACTGGAACTGGTCGAAAAATCATAGGTAACAGGAGCGGCACTGGCCTGAATTTTTGCTGCACTGCCACCCTCGCCAGGCACCGCCTCCTGACTTGGGGTATAGGACGCAATGACGAGGTCATAATCGACACTGTTGAAACTCAGCGTCACCGGCATACCCGCTACGGGAGCAAGTTCGGTAAGCAACGAGCTGGCAAAAACACTGTAACCAGAAGAGGTGGAGATCAGATAATTTGTCGGCGCCTTAATTTCAACTATGGCCCCCGTTACCCAGCTGTCCGGAAGAGAATTATCGTCCTCGTCGTCATCGTCACCATCATCCGTATCAAGGCCTGTAAAGGTTACGGATGCACCAGAAACCGTCATGCTGTCAGCGATAATATCGTCGGAATCAGGTGAGGTCTTGGCCATGTCCAGCCCTGTTCCGCTTGATGTTCCACCGACCTCTGTCGAGTTGAACCAGTTCTCGCTGCGCTCATCGCCGGAAACATCCGCGCCGGGCGGAAAATAGGTGATGCTGAATCCCGGCAGCGTTGAAGCTGGCGTACTGCCAATCCGGATATCACCATTGGTATAAATCAGTTCACCGACACCGAGACACAGCAGCATCTGGACGCGCATTTTCGTAGGATCAGCAGCGTCGAACCGGGTCACAGGCTGGACCACATAATCCGGGTAGATACGCACCCGGCCAAACACCTCGCGAATCGGATCACCCAGCTTTGCGGTATTTGCCTTCGCCGGGTTCAGGTCGAGACTGCGCCCTGTGGATGATGTATAGCCTCCCGTATCGATACTGCTCATCATAAACAGCGAATAAGCTGCTGCAGCAACGGAGATACCGACACCTATCCACGCGATGGTGGCGGCCTCCAGCCCGAAGGGCACCGGATAAAGCCGGACATCACTTTCAGGGTGGATCACGCAAGTAGCCCACTCGCCTGGCGGAATAGACAGACCGTCAACCTCAATGGTTAACGGCGGTACATCCCGATCCTCGTAACCTTCAACATTCACCGCCAGCCAGTTTCGAAGGCTGGTTACGCCATGCTCATGCGTTTCGAGAGGCTCACCGGGAAGCCGGGACGGGTAAAAACGAATGGTCATTGCCAGAACTCCACTTTGACAAATCGCCGCTTAAACCGCGCTAACGGCAGAAACGTTACGTTAGAGCCTGGATTGCATTCCGCCACATGCAGCAGGCCATCAATACTGACGACAATCCCCACATGGGTGACGGCTGAGCCGGAATAGCAAGCCACGCCAGCCCCTTCGCAGGGGTCGCAGGGGTCGCAGCGCTCCAGGGTAAGCATCATTTGACGCGCCTCCCGGTCGAGGCCGCCGTCGTCTTTCGTGACCCCGGCAAAATCAGGCCAGAGAGGCAAGCCCAAATCCCGGCGTATCTCGTTCACAATGCCAAAGCAGTCGAGATCCGGCCATGAGCGCCCGCCCTTCAGCCAGGTGACTGAAAGGTATTTATCAGGGTTAAACATGATGGATTCCTTAGCTGATATAACGCAGTCCGGGGAAGACAGGGAGCGTGTAGCGGTAACGCGGCCAGGCCATATCGAGGACATTCATATAGCCCGCAGTGATCTGAACCTCTGTTGCCGTCCAGTAACCCGACTTGATTTTCAGCGTATACGGTACCGCCGCAGGCGCGGCTAAATCCGTGGAGATAAAACTGCGGTATGTCAGCGATGCAGGCAACCTGTTAGCCAGGGCATTGCGGATCGTCGTGGACACAACACCATCAACATTACACAGGGCGAATTTCAAATCTTGCGTACCGTCCGTGTTGCGCGCTGGCAGCGCAATGTCAATCGCGCAGGCGGTAAACGTTACGGTATCGCCGCTCTCCGTCGTCGCCGTAATATCCTCGAACCCCTGGCACAGATAGTGAACATCTGAGCCAACGGTGATCTGCAGCGTTTCAATGATCACCTCCGGCCCGCTACTGGCATACAGCCTGTTTAGTCTTGTCATGCTTCAGGCCACTCCCTGTTAACTGCAAGATCAAGAATATCGCTGTTCACAATGAAGTCAGGGAACTCGGCCCAGCCAGGTGGTAACACGGGCCTTTCCCATAATTCCAAAGTTGCAGTAAACATCCACTTTCCCGGTTTTACCGGGGTCGGACCTTCATAAATATCGACGAAACGGCACTTATAAGGCTCAATACCCATTGGAGTTTTGAGTACCATATAAAACCAGGAAGTACCGTCGGTGATAGTTTCGCGGAACCAAGCTTCAAATAGCTGAGCCTGACCATCACTTTTAAATAGCCACTTAACGCTACTTTGTGTTGGTGTTGACAAATACCTACGTCGTTGTCGTGCTCTCCCCGTTATCATTTCAGTTCTTAATAACGGTGATACAGGTTTAAACCCATAACCATCATAAAGGGGAACAGGAAGATAATCATGTGGGTAATAAATATCTGCCATTATTTCATTCTCCGTCCCGGATATACTGACCTTATCGCGCGCCCATATTCTTCTGTCGGCTCCATAACCTGAGAGGTCAGATATTTCACAAGACGCTTTTCAGACTCTCTCTGCCGCTTATCAAATGAGGCAAGCATTGCATCATCTGGCTTACCAGAAAAGGTATTATGAAATTCAGCTACAATTGGACGGCCACCAGTAGTCCTTTGCTGCCGAACCTGGTCTAACGTCGCATCCAGTTTGGCAGAAGTTCCAGCGGTAGTTACCCTTTCTCCTTTTTTCAATAGCCAAGTTCCCGTCTCAGGGATTTTATCAATACCATCATGGGCCATACCTGCTAATGCTGATGCGGATATAGCTGCGACAAGAGGTGTTGTGACGCCAGCGGCTGCGGCCAGTGCAGCGGGCGCAAGGCCAGGTCCAACGATTGGGATTGCTGCGGTGGAGGCATATGCCGCAAGTTGAGCTTGCAGCGCTGTTGCCTGAGCATTAGCTATCATCGGAGAAACGGCCGTTGCCTGAGTGGTCTTTCCTACTAGCAGCTGAATGCCCTGATATACCAACCATTGAGCAGCAAGCTGAGTCAACGTCTGGATGACAGTTTTTCCGAAACCTTCGATCATATTACTCAGGGCATCACCGGCATCTTCAGACTGAGTAGCAAGGTCATATAAACCCTGCTGAAGAGTGCTCGTAACTCCGCTCAGCGCAGTATTGGTCGCCTCCGCTGCAATCTGGTTATAATTAGTGGCCATATCGGCATAATTTTGCCAGGAAGACTCTACACCAGCCAGCCAGTTACTCCGCATTTCATCCTGAGCGGCATAATAGCCCTCAAGAGCAGACAGCTCTTTCTTGTAGCCTTCATCTTCCAGGTTTCCACCCTGGTTCTGCCAGCCCTGCCGCAACTGTGCACGCTCAATATTCCGTTGACTGTCCCTGTCGCTTAAGCCTGCGCTCTCGGTGATAGCTGCTGTTTTTTCCCGCATCTGAGTAACATACTTCAGCGAGTTATCCTGCAGTTTATTCAGGCGCTCCTGAGCGGAAATCTGGTCCCCCAGCTTTGCATTAACCTCCGCCTGAGCCAGAACCTTATCTTTGCTGGCAAGTAAAGACTGCTCCTCTTTGCTGAGAGCGCGGGTTTGTGCCGCCTCTTCAATAACGGTGAATTTTGCCTGCAAAGACCATAGTTTTTTCCGCTCCTCGCTGATAGTATCGTTTAGACCTTTATGCTGCTGAAGTACTTTCAACTGGGTCATCAATTGCAGGGTTTCGGCGCTGGTCTGGTCGGAAGTTCTGTCGCCTGCGGATACAGTTACGCCTTTCTGTTTTGGCTTTTTCGGGTCTTTATATTTTTCTTCAATTCCTTTTTTATACTGAGCAATCTCTTCAGCACTCAGCGCCTGATTTAGCTTTTTACGCTCTTCAATGTAGCGATTAAGTCGCTGGTATTCCTGTGCGCGCTGCTGTTCTTTCGTCAGCCCTGCATCAGCAATACTTTGAAAATGTTTTTGATTAGCCAGGGAGCTGCGTTCCAGGGCAGCCTGACGCTCTTTCTCCTCTGATTTCCGTTGTTCGGCATGAAGTTGATCGGTGATAGAATTAACCGCTTTACGGGCCTGGTCTGCAGCTCTCTCCAAGCCTATACGCTGCTGGCCCTGTACATTGCCGCGCAGAGCTTTGTCTAGTTCATATAACTGGTCAGTTGCATCTGCAAGTTGCTTCTGAAGAGAATCCTGTTTCCCAAGATCAAGAAGCTTATTCCACATCCACGAAAATGCATCGCCTACGGCATTTGCAGCCCGTTCCAGAAAGCCCATATTCTGCTGGATATTATCGGCCATATCCTTAAAGCCGCTCGCTGCCAACGTATTGGCATAATTCAGGGCCTCAGTATATTTTCCGGCTTCCTGCAGGGAATGGACATAATCAAGCTGGGCGGCAGTCACATGCCCGTACTGTTCTGACATGGCCTTAAGCCCGGCTTCGGGATCAGATGTTATTTTCCCGAAAATTTCAGCCAGTTTGTTGACTTCTACCCCTGCCACATCAGAAAGCCGCGCAATATCAGAGGCAATGGCCTGGTAATTTCCCCCCAGGTCTGCCCCGGCACTGGCCAGAGCGATGACGGCAGCCTTTGCTTTGGTAAATGAACTACCAGAGTCTTCCAGTTGCTCCGTAACAAACAGCAGATTATTCGCTGTCTGTCCTGCCTTATTCCCCGTTAACTCCAGTGTTTTTGTGTAATCAGAAAGCGTTGACTGTCCGGTATAAAATGCATATCCCAGTGCACCAACTGTCGCTCCAAGCGCGGTAATGCCAAGTGTTACCGGATTAAGAGACCCCATGAGAGCGCTGAATGTGGGTCTCAGCCCGCCAAAGGAATCCTTAATTTGCCCTCCCTGCTGTAGCAGAATCAGCCATGGGCTCTGACCACCAGCCAACTGTGTGGCAATATCCGTAAACTGCGCAGGCAGTGTTCTCATTGCTGCACGATATTGCCCCACAGATATGCCAGCACGCTTCGCTGCCAGTTCTTCACGCGCAAATGCTTTTGTTACCTGTTCACTGCTGGTATTTGCATTTTTGCCAACGCCAGCCAGCTGACGGTTCAGGCGTGTGACTTCTTCATCAAATTTTGCGCTGTCGCCATCAATTTTTACGACCAGATCACCCACTGGCTGGGACATAGCGGACTCCTCCGGGTATGCTTTCAGCTATTGACATTAACTGTTCATCAGATAATTCATCGCTGACGTCTGCCAACATTCCCAACAGGCTGAAGTCGGCGACGGAAAGGTTATGTTTACTGGGATCGGTGAACAGGCAAACGGCGAGGTGACTCAGGCTGGCAAAATGGCTGTCAATCAGTTCATCCATAAAATGGTGTTCCTGATAAAACTCCCCCCATTCCAGCCATTCACGCGAGGACATTTCTGCAAGCATGGCACGCCAGTCAGGGCGACCAAATTCCCTGGCCAGTTTCATGGCAAATCGTCGTGCACTGGTCAGGACTTTTCCAGAGAAAGCGGCTCCATATCTTCTTCTGGATCGCTACGTTCCGTTACAGCCATTCCTGACAATTCCCGTACCATCGTCGCCGCACGTGTCAGAGCATCTGTACCATAATCACTCAGAACTTCGTTCATCAGCTCCGGGATATCGCGATTTTCATCAGAAGCCTGGGACAGCGAAAGCGCCACAAGCATGGCATAATCACGAATAGCCAACAAAGTAACCGCTTTAACTGTTTCATCTTGCGATGCTCCCTCAGCAGGGAGAGTATTTTTCGCATCAAAGACATATTCCAGATATTCAATGCGATTTAGCGCTGATAATTCGTAAAGTGTTACCATGTCCTCACCAGCAGTGAGAACATCCTTTTTAAGTTTGCTCATAGAAATACTCCTGAGCGGCGCCGAAGCGCCGACGGTGAAAATAATTTACACGGTAGTGGAGGCGTTATCTTCAGCCAGAGACGGTTTGCCTTTATTGGTAATTTGTGCACTACGGGTAATCACTTCGTTTCGTGAAATAGTTTTTCCCAGACTATTTACCCAGCCGGTGAATACATCGACGGCACCATTTGGATATTTAATTTTGTAGGATTTCTCGTCACCACTCATAAACCAGTCAATAAGATCCTTCTGGCCTGATTCACCCGGTTTCCATGCTAGTGTCACGCTGGTTTGACCGGCTGACTTAACACCCTGAGCTGTTGAATCCCAGTCAGGCGCATCATCATCAATATAGGAATCATCATATGACTCTGCAGTCAGTTCCCCAGGTGTTAATTCCTTAACCTTTGCCGTTCGTGTCCAGCCGACATCACTTAACGGATCATCGTAGGGATCACCAGTTCCGGTATAAATCCAAAAAGTAGTCCCGGCACCTTTCGTCGGCGTGGTAGGTGTTGGAGTTGGCATATAGTCCTCACATAATATAAGTCAGGGAATATTGGAGATCGGCGGAACCCCATGTAGTGGCTTCATCGTCTTGTTGATAGTCGTACCCGACAACGCTGATGGTCTCGACAAGACTCGTAAGGTCAGGGACGGTTTCCATCGCCGGATATATGCGGGTTTCCATCCATTTATCCAGCTCACTATCGGTAGCAGTTGCTTTAAGGAATACTTCAATGTGAAGGACAGCCTCCCACTCTTCCTCATCAATACTGCCGCCCGTCGCCTTTGCATCGGTAAGATATACTGCGACCGCGGGTAACTCTTCTGGAGCCAGGAAAGCTGGCCGACCGTCATACCAGAATATTTTTCCGGAGTTGATTGACTTCAGTTTGTCCAGAACAGCTTTTCGTATTTGCGGGTGAATCATTTTGTCACCAGCCTTATCTGATTTTTGATCGCAGCCATCATTTCTTTTTGCATATCAGATGCTATCAGTTTGGGAAGTTCTTCTTTGAATGCAGTAGTCAGGGGGGTGGACAGAGGTATTTTCACCACTTCTACCGGGTAACGAGATTTACTGGTTCGTCGAAGAACATGCCAGCGACCATTATTAAGCTGTTGCACAAAAGCGCCAGGGAAGCTGAAATTCCCGATCTTCAGAACGCTTCCAGAGCTGCCGCTATCACGCTTACGCCGCGAAAGCTGAACACGGACATGACCCAGCTTTATTGCCGGGAGATTCCCACGATTTACTCTGATGGTAGCCATTGGTTTTTTAGGGCTTGCCCGTTTAAGTTTGGCGCGCTGCATGACCAGTTTGCGCTTAACCTTAGTCTCTTTCGCCACTCGCGTAGAGCTGCGGCTGATTGCACGCCCAGCCACCCGGTTAATGGACTGGGATGTCGCCCGAGGAATGGCATTTTTACTGATATTGCTCAGGTTCTGCCTGAGCTCTTCCAGCCCTTTAATCGTCACCTGTGACCTCCTCAATCCATATATGCGGCTTACCATTAAAGAGGAGCCAGCGGGTAACGGTGTAAACCTGACTTTTATAAATAACCTCATCTCCCCGCGCCGGCTGATAGCCAGCGCTGAAAATAACCAGGTTAATCCCATCCCCCGCGACCGGCCCCAGCTCAGGCAGCAGGTGACTTTCAACAGCAATATGCTCATCGCCATTAATAGTCACCGTTCTGCCCAGCCTTTTCGCCGTCAGTTCATCCATCCTGCCAACCATATTGTCAAAGGCATTAGCCATTGATTTTGACTTCCAGGACGGTAACGCCTGCCGCAGCATCCTCCCAGGCAGTCCCGGCTAACACCGCATCGGTGTCATCCAGCTGAACATTTCCAGCTTTGAGATATACCTTTTCCCCGGCGGTCACGGCATCAGCTGGCAGCTTAGGTAAAAGAAAGACACCTTCAGCGAATCCGTCGCCTACATCACCCGGCTGAATATCGGTAATTGCAACCGCAATCATCCCGCCTAAAGAAACGGGTGTACCGCTGAGAATTTCCTCGGTACCAGAATTTTTCACGGGGATGGTTTTGCCGTCTTGCACATAATTTTTAGCCATAACGTCTCCTGTCAGCCCCGCAGGGCTGATTTCAGGTATAAAAAAAGCCCTTCCGGGCGTCGTTTTCAGAACTGTAATGATTACTGGCCGCTGGATTTCACCAGGCCGCGGTAATCAAGCGGCGCCACACCGGCATCGATACGAACTTTTGTAGCGATACCGTCAGTGGTAAACCCTTCTTGCTGATCAATGTAAGGAGTATCAACACCATTCAGATACGCCACTTCGATGGTGTCCGTCCCTTTTGCCGCCATCAGATACCAGGCTTTTGCGTCAGCTTCGTCAAGGCGGGCCTCTGCAATCACATCTGCAAAATTCTGGATCGGGTTAATAATCCCAGCGTTGATATCCGCCCCTTTTACGCTCGCTGATTTAATCGTCTGGTTAGCCAGTGTCTCCAGCGCGACCGGCACCAGCATAAATGCCGGGCGGATGTTCAGAGATCGTTCTCCCTCTTTCTGCAGGCGCATCAGTTTACGGGCATCGTCCAGGCTGCTGACGGAAATAGCACCGGTGGACAGGTTCTTGTGGTCTGCGTGGAATAACGCCTTACCATCTGAGAGTTTTGGGTTTTTGGTCAGAATGGCGTAAACAAGGTCACCGATAGTCGCCTTAGCGGCACGGCCCATTTTCATCGGAACATCTGTGAGCTGGTTCAGATCATCATTAATGATTGCCTGGCGAGTGATGGAAAAAATTTCTCCGTAGGTGGCTAGCGCGATGGTTTCACCTTTATCGCCGGTAGTCACATACTTATATTCAGCGCCTTCGCGAACCTGCCGCAGAGACGGGAATCCGCCCATCCCCACACGATGCGCTGTCTTAAAGTCCGACAACTGGCCTTTCTTTGTCCACTGTTCAAACGTTTCTGCAGCTTCGTCCCAGCCCTGCAAAATCGATTTGTTGGCGACATCAAGAAGGATGTTGCCAAAATCAGAGGTGCTATGCGTCAGCGCCAGCCCTACCATCTGCATCGGGTTATAGCTGGATACGCCAATTCCCCGCTCAGTCAGGGCCATGCGGGCATGTTCACGCAGGGTCATGCCGTTGTAGACATTGTCACGTTCCTGATCTTCAAATCCGGCACGCGCCATCAATGCCTGGCGAATACCATCGGCGACAAAATTACCGTTACCTGCATGAATATGCGCTGGCGTGGTTTTCGCCGATGGTGAAGCATCTTTACCCAGCAGCGCCAGCAGTTTGTCTTTAGCCTGATCGACAGAGCAATCAATATCTGCTACACACTGCGCCTGCAGTTCGGCGTGTTTACCACCAAACATTGCAAAGAGGTTGTTAATACCATTAACGCGCTCTTTTTGCTCTGCGATAACCTGAGCACGGATGGTGTTTTCGTCGGGTTGGCTCACCACCGGCTGCTGCACTTGTGGTTGCTGCGGATCGCGCTGAGTGGTGGCTCGCGGCGGCGTTACCATGTTGCGAATACTTTTTGGCATCTTTTCGAAGTCCTCAATACGTTTAGACTGGATACAGGCCATCGCCTGAAGAGAGGGAGTGGTCTGGTCGGCAAAACCCATCGCGACGCATTCTTTGCCGTCCATCCAGGTTTCATCTTCCAGCATTGCCGCTATTTCATCGGTGCTCTTGCCGGTTTTCTCTGCATACGCAGGGATCAGAACAGATTCAACTTTATCCAGAAGTTCTGCATAATCACGCATATCGTTGGCATCGCCACCAGCAAAGCCCCAGGGCTTATGGATCATCATCATGGTATTTTCCGGCATGATGACCGGGTTACCCACCATAGCAATAACCGACGCCATAGACGCAGCCAGACCATCGATATGAACGGTAATTGACGCACCATGATGTTTAAGAGCATTAAAAATGGCGATGCCATCAAAGACATCGCCACCAGGTGAATTAATGTGAAGGTTAATGTGACTGATATCGCCCAGCGCTTTCAGATCGTTAACAAACTGTCTGGCTGTCACGCCCCAGTAGCCGATCTCATCGTAAATGTAGATTTCAGCCTGATTATCGGCGCTGGCCTGCATACGAAACCACGAATTACTTCTTGCGCTGGCTTTCGGACGACGAAGCGTCCGGTTCTTTGACTTCGGCACTGGTGCCTCCTTTATCGTTTGCAGGATCGGTGTCATACACCAGTCCCAGTTCGCGGTTATCATCAACTTCAGCCTTGCGACGACGTTTCACATCATCCGGATTGCGTCCGCTAGCTCGCACCCAGTCAGATTCTGTCGCAGCACCACCTCGGATTTGCGCTTTCCAGGCATTAGCCTCTTTAACTGGGTCGATCCACGGCATGACCGGACCGGAATAAACTGCGGTGTAAAGCGACGCCATATCCAGCCCACGTGGTAGCTGAATTTCGCCAGAAGCCACCGCCATTTTTAACCAGTTTCGGTACATTGGCCGGGTAATTGCTCCGATGAACCAGTCCTGGAGGATCAGATAACCGTCTGTTGATTCAACCAATTCCTGGCGCTGAGCGCTGTACGTTCCATCGTAATTTCTGGCTGTACTGGAGAAGCTGAGACGAGCACCAGCAGCAACGGCGCGCAATTGCCCATTTCTGAATGTTTCAAGGTTAGGGTTTGGTCTGTCAGATTTGATCATCCCGATGTCTTCACCGGGCAGGAGATCATCATAGATAATGCCTGGTTCAATGTAAGCGTACAGCGAGAACCGTATTGACGGGGATGTGTTATTCAGTTGGCAGTGTGATGCGCCAGGGTAGCAGCTCGCTGACCCGGTTGACCGGCCA